TTTTTAGCAAACTCGTTGCCTTCTTCTACGTCATCTTCTTCGACCTTTTGGTTGCCTTCTTGAATAGCAAGTAGACCGCGTAGAACGTTTTCGATATCTTCGTTTGCCTTGGACTTTTCAGCTGCCTTCATACGGCTACCCCATACTTCGTCCTTTTCACTTTCTACCTTACCGTCTTTATCGTAGTCTTTGTCTGCTTTATCTTCAGCTTCACTTAGACCAATAGACTGTAGCTTACCTAGTAGTTTGACTAAATCCATGATTACTTTCCTTTTCCTGTTGGTGCGGTGAACTTACGAACAGGACTAACCTTGTTAGTCTCGCTACTATCACCTATTAGCGGTTCTGTTGCAGGCACATCTGGGTCTGCGATCTTTGGTAAATCTTTGCGTCTCTCATCAGATAGCTTTTTAAGTTCTTTTAGGAAGTTTGTATTGAACTTGTCACCAAATGAATTTTGCTCTGTTGTTTCAGCAGGCTCTGTTGTTAGTAGAGGTTCTGTGCGTTCCATCTTAGCAAGATCGTCCTGTGTTTCACGTGGATCTTCTGGATTAACCACTACAACGAGACCTTCGCTTACACGCAATAGTTCTGCAACCTCTGTCTTAAGAAGTTGAAGGCTTACGGGCAAGTTGGCAACGAAATCTACGATATAGATTTCAGCCATTTCTAGCTGAGGGAAGTCCAGAGGACGCTTTTGCAAAATTGTTTTCTGTGGTGCGCTCACGCTCTCCACATCATATTTCTCTAGATAGCGTTCCAGCTTGTCTAGCATTTCATTGCTGCAACCACAGGCCAATTTAATCCTGCACTTGTAGCGTTTTTTAACTGATTCTAAGTATTCTAATAGAGTCGCCATTGTGTTCTCCGATAAGATTATTTATCACTTTATTGCTTCTTCAAGTTTTGGCTTATCAGATTAAGGATAGCGTTCCTGTCTGTACTAAGTTCCTCACTAGCTTTAGGTGTTTCTTCTTCTGGTTTTTGTGTCTGCGCCAGCCTAGCTGCTTTTAGCTGTAAATCAACCATTTTGAGCTTTTTGTCTAGCTTCGCCGTTTTGGCTGCTATGGCCGCGTTCATCATTTTGCTAGCGACGTCAAAAATCACGCCTGCATTTCGGTCATCGACGTTCATACCAAGATCCATTAGCTTTTCAAAACTGTCCATGGCCTTGTTAGCATAGTCGTCTAGATCCCTGTCTTCTGTTTCCAAGCCCTTGACCTGGGGTAATGCCTTATCAATTCTGTTTGCAATATCTAGCTGGGCACTAACCTCTTTGGCATCAGGAGGAATGACGGTATCAGGCATTGGCACCAGGTTATTTGCCTTAACCAATTCCAATTGATCCTCGTTCGTAGACTCACCCCTATCTATTTCGATAGGCTCCACATTGAAAAAATCTTCTAGCTTCTTTGTCATCTTTTACGTGTTCTCTTTGCTTTTGGCTGCGATCTTGGTTGCCAGTTATTGTATATATCTTCTTCGGTTAGTATTCTGAATCTGAGTCCATGTCTCTGGCACCAAGCCCTACATGCCTCCCACTTCGCCATGTTTAATACCACTGCTGCCTTTTCCTGCTGTGTACGTGCAAGTTCTACAAGTGCCTGGTTGCGTGGTTTAACCTCTATAACTTCGCTGATCTTGTTGCCGTTTTTGTCCTGATACGTTATCAAGAAGTCTGGGTAATAAAACGTATCTCTACCAGTAAAAGGATTCTTATAGGGTATACGCAGACTTTCACTAGCCCATGCTATAACACTGGGATGATTGTCACAGAAACGCATGACTGTCAACTCCCAACCGCTTCTATATTTTGGTTGGTTGCTGCCTATGTATCTTTCTGGTTTCGTGGGTGTAAAAAAGCCTTGCAAATAGTTATTTGCCATTAAACCACCTGTCGTGTAATAGAGCTAGGGATGTTGTTCACATCCAAGAAGCCTATCTGGCTGCTATTTGTCCTGTAGTTGTTTAATTGTGCATAGACGTTGTTGTCAAACTTCAAGCCGTTCTTAGAAACGTTTTTGAGTACATCGTCTATATCTAAACCAAGGTCTGTGCTGATTGTGTATAGTGCTGCTGCAAGCTGTTTAGCAAGTGTAGGTGGAATATTCTTTGCCAATAGCTTACCATAAAGCAAATCAAATTTAGCTGTTTCGTAATTCATGTGCCGAACCCACCACCTATACCGCCTCCACTAATCAATGGAGAATTTTTAACACCACTATTGTTTGTAGGAGGTGCTGCCTTTGGAGTCAGTCTACCTGACGTTGCGTCATTTACTGCGCGAACGACATCAGGGTTACTGTTTGCACCGTATACTCTAGAATCTGTAGGTGCCGCTGGATTGCCGCCGCCACCTGATGTTATTGTTTCATAGGTAACGCTCTCAAAACGAACGCTGATCTGCCATGTGACTGTTTCACTGGCACTGTAATCTAAAGTATCGTGTTGCACGTCTATGATCTTAGGTTTCCATAGGGTAGCAATACTTTCCGCACCAAGATTTATTCGGTCGTCGTCCGCACCATAGAAACGTGTGATTTCAATCTTATCAATAATAGCATCGGATTCTTGTAGCTTTAATCCGAAGCCATCAAAGCCATTGCGTACTCCACCTGTTACTTGTCTGAAGCTATTAGACGCAACGCCTAAATATCCTGTTAAAAAGTTTTGGAACCTGTTGTCGTGTGTATCGTGAAATGCGATACTGATTGGCTCGAAACTGATTTTTGTAGGCACCAGTTGCCTAACATTCCATGAGTTAACAACTTCCGTATCTATACTGTATTTTGGAAGCTCGATGGACTTTACGCAATCGTATATGTAACGTGCGTCTGGAACTTTTGAACTATAGAAAGCCACCTGGAAATGGTACTTTAGGCGCGGAGCCTTGTCCGCGCCCAAATTATACCACTTCATAGCGTCAGTTAATGCCGCCATTTATGATCCTTATACGGCGTCCTGGAAGCCTAGACCGCTCATTGTACCTTCGGTCAACGCACCACGATCGCTAGCGCCTGCTTCACCTGGGTGAATATCAGCGTTATCGTAACGGATCTGTAATGTGATCTGCATTACATCACTAGTTGCATAGTTGTTCTCACCGTAGTTTGCATTCTGGATGAAGCAACCATTCAAACTCCAAGTTTCAATAACAACACCTGGCTGGCTACCGTCTAGTTGTTCGATAACCATACCAAACTTGTAATCTTTACCTGCGGCAGGAGAACTTTGTAAACCGTGATTTAACTGCTTCTGTAGTTGAGCAGCAACGTCACGGCTAACACCGTTGTTCATGTCGTCTCTTAGAGTAATTGTAATTGGTTCCCATGTATGCTTTGCAGCAAGGTAACCACGGCTGTTGTAAGCATCTAGCGTGATTTCATCATGTGTCAAGCTAGGACGAGTGACACTCACTACGTTCTGTGTAAAGTCGTTAGTGCTAGTGCCACCACCAAAGCCGTACATGTTTACTCGGAACCTGTACTGTAGCTTAGGCATCATGATGACGCTTGTGCCGCCGCTTGGAACACCATATTGTGTTAAATCTGCCATCTCTTAGTCTCCTTAGGCTATATTATTTATCAAACTGATAACTCGCCTGTGTTGACTACTCGAATTGGGATGTAGATAAATTCAACAGCTTTAACTGGTTCAATAGCTACGTCAATCCACAATTCATTTCTGTCAATTCTGGCAGGTGTGTTGTTTGTTTCGTCGCAAACAACAATAAAGTCATAGATAGCTCGCTTGCTGATCATCTCAGCTAGGAATGTATCAAAGACCTGTTTAGCATTGGCTCTAGTAATCTTGTCGTTAGGTTCGAAGATGAACGGACGAGCAAGAGGATCAAAGCGCTCACGTAGGTAAGCCAATAGACGACCAACGTTAACTCTGTCTAGTGCACTTGCATATGTTTGCATTGTGCGCTGACCGAATACGTATAGACCTTGGCCAGGGAAACGTGTGATTGGGTTGATACCCATTCTGCTTCCGTCACCGTATAGAACATCACGCTGACCGTTAGTTAGAGCAACTGGTACAAATTCACCTTCTGCATTAATATAACCAACGTTACTTGCGTTTGTAACGATACCACGTGTCAAGCCTGCTGGAGCAAACCAAGGATAAGCCACTTGGTCGTTGTACGCATATGTTCTTAGAACGATATGACTTGCTGGGACAACAACGTCATTGCCGTCTAGGTCGCTAGCATAACCACTTGGGTAGTAGCAAGCTGCCTGTGGGCTGTTAGTTGTAATACCACGTTCGCCGTTTGTAACTGCGTTCTTACCACTCATCCAGTCTAGTAGCTCTTGGCTCTGTGGACGTAGTCTGAATGGTGTATCTAGAATAATGAAGCCTGTCTCTTTACGGTCAACGTTTAGAGCAATCATCTCATCTAGTAGTTCAGGATATGCTGGTGCAGCGATCAATGTGAAGTATGTCATTTCTTCACGGATTGTTTCATTGCTGTTTACTGCTGCTTGCATAGCACGAACAACTGCTCTGCGCTGTGCCTTACGGAACATGTATGGGCGACCATCTTCTTCGTTACCGCTGAATGTGCTCCAGCCTTTAACTACTGTTACGCCATCACCTAGAGTTACGTTGCCGTAAATCTTAACGTTACCTGTG